GCTTTGATATTAGTCTCCGCTTCCTTTGTAATGTCGCCCAGCATTTGAGTTTCTGATTGGGCTTTCTTTGCACTGCGGGCGTAAAAGGTTAAAGCAGTTGTTAGTGAAACAACAGCCATTGTTGCTGCAACATAAGGATTGGCCAGCATGGTTTTATTGAGGAGTTTTTGAGCTCCTTCAACCATTACCAGCGCTTTGAACTTTGCCAGCTCAGCAACTGTCCAGCCCTTGCTTAAAGCGATGGATGTGGATTGAGCAACATTGAATACCATCACAGCAGCCTTGTAGGTTCCATAAAGGGCAACAAGGGATGCAATAATTTCTCCCACCTTTTGGTAGTTTTCCACCAAATACGAAGCACCCGAAATAGCACTTGTAATTACACCTTCCGATGATTGACCCATCTCGTTAAACATCTGATCGATGGAGTCCCGTAAGTTGGAAAGCTGCCCTGTGATGGATTTGGATTGCTCCTGCATCAGATTGTGAAACATTCCGGATGAGCTCACCATGTTTTTGAAAGCCTGCTCGACATGCTGAAAGGAAAGCTGACCGGATGATGCTAAGTCCATCACTTCTTTTTCTGTTACCTGAAGTACGGCTGCAAGCTCTTTGTAGATCGGAATTCCTCGACCTGCAAATTGCATCAGGTCTTTGGTCATCACTTTACCCTGAGCGTTAAGTGTTCCGTACAGGTAGATTATATCTCCAATCTGCGAACCAACACCAGCAGCAACGTTACCCAACATGGTGAGATTTTCACGGATACTATCTGCTGTAAATCCATAAGCTAATAACTGTTTAGCACCCGATGCCACCCCCTGAAGGTCGAATGGAGTGGTCGCTGCAAAGTCCACAACTTCCAGCATGAGTTTATCTGCCCTCTCCTTGCTTCTGAGCATGGTGGTAAAAGCGATCTCCAACTGTTGGAATTCTCCTCTGACGTTTGCTATCTCACGGGCAAAATTGGTTGCCTGCTGAATGGTAAAAACAGTTGCAACAGCCCGGCTAAGGTTGCTAAGGGTATTATCAATCCTGTTACCCTCATCAACCGCCTTTTGGCCGATGCCACCGATAAGCCCTTTGGCTTTTTCAGCATCCTTCTGTAATTGGGAATTATCAATACCTGTTGAGTACCATATTTTTCCGGAATCGTTAATCATACAGCATGCTCCTTATCAGATGTTTGTTTCGTGGGTCATCAGCATCAATATCACCGTTATCCTCTTCATACGTTGGCAATACTGCACTGTACAGTACAAGATTGGCGTAGCTTAATTCAAATAAAATTGCGTTGAAAGTTAGTTGTGGAAAGTTTTTGGCCATACCGGCAACCAGTGACCAGATACTGTCGTTTTCTACACCACCCCCCTTGTTTTTCTTAGAATGTTTATTTCGCAAAGGGAAGTGGTAAGCCCGAAAAAATCACCTATCTCCATCTTTGATAGTTGGTTTACGATGAAAGAATTCACTTCGCTTGGCCGGCATTCAAAAAGAATTTTATCGGCCAGTTCATCAACTTTTCGGGCATGAGGAGTTTTAAGGCGATTTAAGAGCGTTTTTCTTTCGGAATGATAAAAAATATGCCTGTCGACGCCCAATATTAATATTGCGGCTATTTTGCCCAAAATCTGGCATTCTCTGGCTATCATTAGTGACCCGAAAAACACTTCATCGTTTTCGAGCTTGATGTCCGGTAGTTTTGAAATCAATCTCGACACCTGAATAAGTGTGGCAGTAGTAGGTGGAGCCATTGGATACTCCTTACCGCCTATCATGATTTTTCCAGCTTCCTGAAAAATTGTACTTGCTACTTTTTCTTCAACTCGCATATCGTCCCTTCATAAAAAAATAGTTGCGAGGGGTGGAATCGAACCACCAACCTTCTGTTACTGATAAACAGACGAACAACCGTCGTTCTCCCCCGCTAAAAAAGAGGCTATACAGCCGATCCCGTATAAGGTTTGCACATCTTACCATTTGCAGGTTTGAGTGCTTCAAAAGTGTATTTGATGAGCTTTCCATCAGCCGAACTCCATATCTCTTCCACACTTACCAGTGCTTTTTCAAACAAGAATCCTTCTGCTGTCGGGTCTTCCGGTGTTAAACGAATTGCATATTTGGTTGCAATCACACCATCGTTATCCTCGATGGGCCGGGTATCTCCGGGCTTAACGAATACCTCACACTCGAAAGTGTAGGAGTTTTTGGAATAGCACATATCCACTAAATCACCTCCTTCTGCCCTTGCTTCCCTTTTCTTTCCCTTGGTAGTGGAAAGACGTGCACTATCCTCCCGAACTTCGGGAAATGCAGTATATGCAGGAGAAGCAGGCAAAGCACCATCAACATACGGTGCTACTTCTATTTTTGGTTTTCCCCATGATAAAGCCATAACTTCAAAATTTTAAAATGTCACGTAATCGAATCTCAACTTCACATTTACAAAGTGTTGGTCGGTTTCTTCTGCTTTGAAAGTCTGGATAAGTGAATCCAGCGAAAAGCGATATCCATCCTTTTTGAGGGATGAAATAACCCCCTGACACAACTCCTCAATCTGATTGCACCGGGCGATGTTTTTTACCCTGTTCTGACCACCAAACTCAATGTCCGGAATGAAGATATTGATGTTTACAATCCCACGCTGGAATTGGCCATCAATACCTGTCAGAAATGAGACAATCGCATCCTCCTGATGAGAGTTGAAAGGGCGCATTCCATCACGGTATATTCCGCCCGAAATAGCCGTTTTAAGCGGGCTATCCCTGATGAGCTGAAACACTTCCTTTTCAAATGTACTTCCGGTCTTTTTCATTGCACTTTGAATCCTAACTGCCGTAATAATTTGGGCACTAACTCCTCTGCCAGTAATTCTGATTTTTTGAGGACGTTGCGTTTGGTCTCCACATAAGCTGCGTAATTCATTCCGGCAACCACTATCAAAACCAACCCTTTTTGGTTGTTGGCAATAAGGCTTTTCAGGAAATTCTTTCCCTCTTTTACACCATCATCACCATCTTTTTCCTGATGAAAGCCTGACCTGCTAACAACTCTTCCCTCTTTTAGTATCATATATCCGATAGAGCTGCGTAAATTACCCGTTTGATCGATGTAGCCGGGATTGAGTTTTGCTTCCCGAACACAAAGGACACCTGCATATTCAAGCATATAAATGAGTTTGGCCTCCCGCTCTTTCAGACGTTTGGCTAAATACTCATCAATGAGTGTTTGTGGTGTTTTCTGTTGAATAGGCATCACACGGTAATTTTCACACGCTTTACGGATTCCAACACTTCAAGACTTAATACCTGCTTTTCACATACCAGCTCCTTTTTGGAGTTGGAAAGTAGAATGAAATCTGCTTTGAACGACATATCCTTCAGGGTGATGGTAAAGGATGATTCCTGAAACTCTTTACCCACGTAAACCCCCTTGTTGGAAAGCGTATTGGCAGCGTACTGACAGGGGATATATTCTCCCCATGTCTTTACTGCTGCAATAGGTTCTCCATCCTCGTTGATACCTCCTAAGGTTTGATACATCGCCCGAACAAATCCCTTCATGCTACCAAATGTTTGAATAATCCCTGATGGTTGGCTTTGTGACATCCTCTAAGCCCAATTCCCGACTCAGAGATGAATAGTAGAGTTTTATAGCATCCAAATTCCATGTCATTGATACACCTCCCTCTGAAACAGATGCCTGAACAGGCAACCAAGTGCCCAGACTCCGATGAATCGCTCGCTTTATATCATCAACACACACATCGGAATCCGGGTCAAGACTGTTCTCAACAACTATTAAATCAATCAACGAATCACCAACTTCAAACTTTGAAAGAGCTATTTGCAGGTATTGCCTTGTAGTCATAGATTAATCCACATTCAGAATGTACACCTTATCGATGGCTTCAAATGCCGGGAAAGCATTCAACTCAACAGCCGTGAATTCTGCCCACGGGTCGTTTTCCTGCCATTTGCTGAGTAATGCTCGGTTGTAAACGGCATAGTTTACGTGCTGAACGGGCTGCATCTGTTCCAGACAAACAGCGTTTTTGATTACTCCCAGCTTACCCGATGGAATGAAAGAAATGTTTCCTTCCTGCCATGGACGAATAGTATTGATTACACCATCCTTTTCAATTCCAATCACTTCATCTACCAGTTCGATAGGTGGAAGTAAGTTGGCCTGCAGGTACTCGTTAACCTTTGCAATAGTAGCAATTGCAGCACCTTTTTGCAATTGATTGAAAGAGATTAAGCTATCAATCACTTCCTTGCTTTTAGCCAACTGCATGGCCTGCGTCATGCTCATCAGAATTTTTTCAAACGAGTGACCTTTCAGTCGGGCCTGAGTAACAACATTGGTAATGTCGGTAAGTGGTGTGGAAGTAAGCGGATTGCGCCACTTGCGTTCAGCAGTGGTAGTAACCGAAAGCTTGTTATCCAACGGCATCAACAGGTCTAAATCCTCCTTTAAGATGATACCGTCTGGGTTGTTATCCACAGTGAGCGAAATCTTTCCGGTAGAGATGGCCTGAAGAACCATAATGTCCAAACGTTTGTGTGGAGCACTTCCGGCTTTCTTCACATCATCGAATAAGAAGTCCAACAGCTGGGCTTTCTTAGCTGCTTCATCCAGACTCGATGCCTGAAGAGCAAGGAAATCACGGTAATCACCTTCACGCATGGAGAATTTCTGCTTAATAGCAGGAATTTCACCCTGATACTTGCTCATTTCTGAACGAGCCCTCAACGGTGCTTCCGAAGAACGATTGACAATCGAAGCGGCTGCTTCAATACGGCTTGCACCTACCACCGAAGTGAAGGTAAGGGTTTGTTGTGCCGGAGCCCAACCAAAGTATTTAGGATACCAGTTAGGAGCGAAACGGTCGAGACTATTGTCGATGATAGCCTGCAAACTGCTTGCATATACCCCAAAAATGGATTGTATTTTAGACATATGTTATCCTCCTTAATAAGATTGTGAGAAAATAATAAGAGGTAGTTTTGCCTGAATAGCTTCCGGAACCGGCACAATCCTACGTGCATAAACAGTTCCCCGAAGCACTACGGCAACATCAGCAACTCCGTTAGAGTCTATGACAACATCCTCGTAAAGTAAGCCTTTGAGTTGGGTGTAACCCTCATCGTTCACATACAAAGCATCTCCAACCGAAAAAGCAACTCCCAGCGTTGCAGAGAGTTTCACCACATCGTAATCCTGATGGGTGGTGTTGATTTCAGTGATGTTTTGTGATCCGGAAGCTGTACCGCAAGTGAGAGCCATACCAACTTTGAGCCGGTGCCCTTTGGTTACTTTGTAATCAGTAGCAGAAGCGGTTGCGCTTGCCTGCATTACTGCAAACTTGCCAACCTTTGCTTTGCGTGTGGTATCGTCAAAACCGATTGGAATTCCGGCAGGAACAACTGTACCTTCGGTGCTAAATGCTGAATCATGCAGCAAATAACCACCTTGGGCAACCTGAGTGTTTTTACTCTGCCAAATAGGAATTCCAGCCCGTGCATATTCTTTTTTAATCTGCATAGCTTAAATTTCAAAAGTGAATAAATGATTGATAGTTATTCCTGTCGGGTGCCTGCCCAGGCTTTAATGTCGGCAGTAACCGATTCCTGAGAAACAGTCCCTGCAGGAATGCCAGGGCGGGGGAAGCTTCCCAATCCGGAGTTTGCAGCCTCCTGCGTAAATGCTTCAAGATTTTGCTCGGTTTCAGATATGAAAGAGTTGAACTCCTCCTCATTCTGAAATTGCATCTTACCAAAACTGCTCATTACAGTTTTCTTAAATGCTTCCGGAGCTGCTTTGAGTTTACGCTCGAGAGTTTGCTTACGTGAATCGGTGATTTTTCCGTTCTCAAGAAGTGAGATTTTTTCCTGAAGGGGTTGTACGGCAGCCTGAATGGATTGTTTGATAATCTCGGCTACCTCGTCAGGAGTTTCTTGTTTGGAAGTTTCGGTTTTGTGTGATTCCGGTTGGTGTTTCTTGTCAACAAAATCATACTTCGAGCGTAGTGTGCTCTCAAAGGTTTTGTTGGCATTGGAAACTTCCGAATCAACCTCACGTCTCCATTCTTTGATGAAATCAGTAACTTTCTCGACCGTTAGTTTGTCGATGAGTGCCTGTGCTTCGGATTCATCAGCAACCTGTAACGCCAGTGAGCGTGCCAACTGCTGCAATCCGTCTTTTCGTGCCTGTGTGAATTTATTAGTCAACAGCGCTAAAATCTTCTCGTTCATGGATACTTAATAAGTATTTTAATAAATTCTTTCAGACAAAAATAAAACAGAAAATGCTTATTTGACAAGCACTTTCTGTTAATTAAACATAATCTCAACAATTTGATATTGAATGAGTTCCGTTGAATTATCCTGACATATCCATAAGGTTACATTTCAAACTCGATTTCATCCTCACTCGACATCCAACTGCAATTGGAAAGGTGGAATCCGTTATCCGAAAGGTAATTTTCAATCATGGTGCTTTCAACAACGTCGTTCTCTTCGGGTATGATGATGTTTTGTAGGTGTGTTACCTTACAGCATGAATAATCCATTACTACTACATTGACTGTTTTCATTGCTTTCAAAAATTATAATCATAAAACTTCACTGGCTTATCACTCATTTTATACCTTCCATGACTGCCGGGCTTTCCCCAGCCGTTTTTGGTAAGAGTGATTGTTTCAAGTGGATAATCCGGATTACTGGTACACTCCCAACGTTGAGAATCGTTATCCTCGCAGTGGGCAGCAAAACCACCCTGATGGAAAGTTTGAGGTGCCACCTTTAGCACCGCATCCATTTTTCGGATCATTACTTTTTTCGGGCTGACTACTTCTACAACTTCGTAAGGTTCCACATCTGTCCAAAGATATAGGTTGCAGAATGGTTTGATGTCTGTATTCGTTTCCATTTTACTTGATTTTTGATAATTCTATTAAAATGTGATTAGCTACTGTTAGCTGGAAATTTTATAGTTAGAGCGTTTTTTTAAGACTATACTTCTGTTTGATGATTTGTATTGCTTCTTGCTTGATTGCTTCTGTATTGAGCTGTAATGACTGGTAGAAGCTTTCTTTTCCGGTTAATGATTCCTGGGCTATCTGAAGAATTCGTCTTTCATCTGCGGTTAGTCCTATCCGGAATGTTTTGAAGATTTTCAATGCTCCGGCAATGTCACCGGAGCTGAATAATGAAAGGGCTTTGTTAGTTTTGGTTTCCATGATTAGTATACTGCTATAATTGTGCTGTTCAATACTATGGTAAAACCACCTTTGGAATCAGGATTAGCATTTATGATATATTTGGCCCTGCTAATGGCATCGTCTAAGTATGTAAAGCTATCACAGAAATACTCGTTATAAAACAATTCGTAGGTGAATGTTAATTCTGAATGTATTTGCTTTTGCGTAGTCATAACTATTTAGTTTTTAGTGTTTTAATTATGATACAAACTTACTAAGGATTGGGAATATTTGCAAACAGCTATTCGCATATAACTAACTGATTTATATTTGTTTAACTAATATTTTCGCACAAAAAAAGGGAGTGATTTACACCCCCTTCTGAGCATTCAAAATTATGATTACCTTGACATTAACAGCTCACTTGCTTCGCTTAGTTTTGAACAGTTGGCTTTCCAAAAGTCGTTTATCAGAGTATCCCAGTTGGTTTCTTCGTTGACCTTGATGGTTTTATATTCACCGTTGAATAATCGGTATGCGAGTGACGCACCTCCTTCTTTAAAGTAGGAATTGAAAAAGCTCTCCGGATAGAAACAGATAATATATGTTCCGAAGCAGTAGTTCCGTAAACCAGAAGGAATACTTTCCAGCTTCTCGAGATTGCAGTCAGGTTCAAATCTAAGCTCATATCCGTTGTTATACGGCTTCATCTCGAATTCAAAACCTTCGATGTAACCCTGAGCCTCCATTGCGGAGAAGAAATCGTAAAGTAGCTGGCCAGACCTTTCAACTGCTTTTTTGCTGATTGACTGTGCCGATAATAATGGATTGTTGAATAATGCTGTCATAACCAATTGTTTTATAAATGATTAATGTGATCGTGTTTTGATACAAACTTACTAAGGGATTTGGTGAAATGCAATCTTTCAGCACAGGACAACAAGCTGATTTACAATTGTTTAACTTAATCAAACATAGTCAAATAAAATATTTTTTACACTTCTTTGTGTTTTATAAATGTATATTTGTATATTTGCGCTAAGATGAACTATGAAATGTTGATTGACTATTGAATATTGTGCTGACATGATTTCCTGTATATACATATGTGTTAAAACAGCAAACCTAATGTATAGTGCTGATTGTGTTATAGTTAATGTTTGAATTAAGAATAACTAAGTAGGATATATAAACAATCAATATGTAGATACAGAAAAAGGAGGTGTAGATATAAACGTGTTGAACTAAACCGTCCCGGTAATTAAAATTCGTGATAATTTTGAGGTGTTAAACACTTTAAAAATTATCATCATGAGTAGCTCATTTCAACCTTTCGAGGATCTGCTGACCAAGGAGATGCAGATTCGCAATTACAGTGGACGCACCATTAAAACCTACTGTTCTTTATTAGTAAATCTGGAGCATATTATTCAGAAATCTTTGTATGAAGTCGATACCGAAGACTTCAAGTCCCGCCTTCAATACCTGATTACCCAAAAAAGGGCCTCCGTCTCCACTATCAATCAGCTGATCAGTGCCTTTAAATTATTTTATGTTGATGTTTGCCATCGTGAATGGAAGGAATTTCATGTAAAAAGACCAAGATCAGAGAAAAAATTGCCTGTTGTGTTATCGCTTTCTGAGATTGGACGTATGATATCGGTCACTTCTAACCTCAAACACAAAGCGATTATCATGCTTACCTATTCGGCTGGTTTGCGTAAAATGGAAGTGATACAAATGACCCTCAAAGACATTGATTCACAACGCATGCGAGTCCGGGTGGTACAGGGAAAGGGTAAGAAAGACCGATATACTTTACTTTCTGAGACAACCCTTTTTGTGCTTCGCCAATACTATCTATCAGAAAGACCCTCGACGTATTTGTTTGAACCAATAGGAAGTAAGGGCAAACAGATGTCTGAGACGATGGTTAGTCATGTTGTTATGAGTAGTGCCAAAAAAGCCGGCATTAAAAAAGATGTGACTGTACATACTTTAAGACATTCTTTTGCAACTCATTTGCTTGAAGCCGGGGTAAACATTAGGCAGATTCAGGAATTCATGGGTCATACCTCCTTCAAAACAACAGCAACTTACCTTCACATTGCCCGTTTGAATCCCAGCAGCATTACCTCTCCATTAGATGCCATAATAATCTCGATATAAGGCCACTATGGAAAACAGAAAGCATGCAATCGAGATTGCAGACATACTACGTGATAATCAACATTCTTTTGTGAACGAACATGCTTTTTGCGCTGTACAACAAAAGGCATTGTACGATATCATGACTTGTCGTACCAGTGAACTTGGCGGTCATACCTTATGTTGTAATCATTGTCATCATCAGGTACAGTCGTATAATTCGTGTCGCAACCGAAATTGTCCAAAGTGTCAGTATGTAAAACGAATGCAATGGGTAGATAAGTTGTCAGCTAATTTACCCGCGGTAAAGCATTTTCACATTGTGTTTACCATTCCTTCGTGTTTACACGGATTGTTTTATATGAATCAAAAAGTGGCATATGGTCTGTTGTTTAAAGCCGCCGGAGAAGCCCTTTTAAAATGCGCAAGAAATATCCACTATTTGGGAGCCCAGGCCGGGATTGTTGCTTTATTACATACCTGGGGCCAAACGCTGACATATCATCCACATATCCATACCATTGTGCCAGCCGGTGGCTTGTCCGAGGATGGTATGGAATGGATTCCGAGTGCTAAAACTTTTTTCGTTCCGGTTAAAGTACTCAGTGTGGTATTCAGAGGTATACTATGTAGATTGATACACGATGGTATATGCCAACACCAAATCAAACTACCTGACAATCTGCCTGATTTTGAAACACTGAAAACAAGATGTTATGCAAACAAGTGGGTTGTGTATGCCGAAAAGCCATTTGCAACACCTGAAAACCTGATTCGGTATTTGGGTAATTATACCCATAGAGTGGCTATCAGCAATCATCGGATTGTGAATTACAGTGAAGGGAAAGTCACCTTTAACTATAAGGATAATAAATCGGGAGGCACACGGAAAGATATGACATTGAATGTAGGAGAGTTCATTCGTCGATTCGTTCAACATGTGCTACCTTCGGGTTTTTGTAAAATACGTTACTTTGGATTTATGGCCATGTGTAACAGAAGGTCACAACTTGATTTATGTTTTTCACTAATACAAACTACTACCTGTCTATCGACGCTTGACGGTTTACAAGCTTCTGAAGTAATGTGGTTGTTAACTGGCAAAGATCCATCACTTTGCCCAAAATGTAACATGGGGAGGTTTATTTCACATCCTGTCGGGAGACTTTTGCCTGTTGAGCCTGGCTAAAACAGTGACTTCAAATGAGTTCTTTAACATCTGATGATTTCTCAAAAAAAGATGATCAAAATCTGTTAGGGAAGACTATGTCAAAACAGGAACAAGTTTAATACTATTAATAAGTGATGACCCGTAAAATCAGCTATACAAACATGAATTGTAAGAGCACTGCCACTGAAAAAGCCATCCGGGGATATTATCTTTCCCATAGCAATCGGTTCCGTTCAACTTGTTTTATTCTTAATTTCCGCCAGAGGTATAAATAATAGTTACTGTATTTGAAAATTAAGATATTTTCAATAACTTTGGCATTCGGAAATTTGGAATAAAACACTAAGATGTTAGCAACAAGGCGAAAAAAGACATGCAATTATAAAAGTTCGGTGCAAACTTGGAGGAATTTATTTTGTTTTTTCTCCCCCCGCAAAAAGAAGAAGGGAAACCCTGACCCACATTGCAGCACATTTCCAAGACCCCACAAGCCAACACCCAAACCAAAGGCTTGTAAAAGAGCTGCAATTCTGCCTACGCACCGGTGCTTAATTGTTACATTTGAGCTTTGAACAAACCGAGATTATTGAAATTAGTAAAATGAAAAAGGAAAAAGACAACAAACTCAACTTGAGAAATATCAAACCAACCGCAATGCGACAGTTGGTTTTACAAGTTCTGACAGAACAAAAAACGGCTATTAGTTTGCCTGAATTAGAACAAAAATTTGAAAAAGCTGATAAAGCAACGTTATATAGAACTTTAAAAACTTTCCAGGAACATCAACTCATTCATTCAATTGAAGATGGCTCTGGCTCTTTAAGATACGCACTTTGCGAAGATTTTTGCACTTGCGAACCAGAACATTTACATGTTCATTTTTTTTGCAACAAATGCGGAAAAACGTATTGTATGAAAGATTTACCTGTTCCCCAGCCAGACTTACCCAATGGATTTGAATTTTCCAGTGCAAACTTTATTGTCAAAGGTATTTGTTCAAATTGCAAAAAGTAAGTTTGCAACTCGGTTGCACGAACTATATAGTATTTTTGTAGTTGTAATTATTAGAAATAAGAATTTGCAGATGAAATATATAGCAGTAATATTATCAGTGTATGTAATGGTTTTAACAGCCATACCTTGCAATGATGTACATGCTGGCACAAATTCTGCCACCTTGGAATTGGCGGAACAAAGCCAAAATCACACAAGTGATGTTGATTTACGTTCCCCTTTTTGTTTTTGTCATTGTTGCCAAACACTTTCTTTCCCATCTTTTTTTAATGGTTTATTGTCCAATGTTGAAGTGGTTGCTTTGAATATTACTTTCAAAGAATCAAGATTTTCAAATCATTTTTCTTCTATCTGGCAACCTCCCAAAATATAATCGTTTCATCTTAACAATTTGCTCATATCATTATTATTAATCGTATTCACATTAAAAATTTATAGAAATCAAATGATAAACAAAATAATATCCTTTTCAATAAAGAATAAGGCACTTATCGGGCTGATGACAATCGGACTGATTATTGGCGGAATATATTCCATGACCAAAGTGCCATTGGATGCCGTGCCCGACATTACCAACAACCAGGTGCAGGTGATTACCACCGCGCCCAACCTGGGCACCGAAGACATTGAGCAGTTTGTAACCTACCAGGTGGAACTATCGGTGGCCAACCTGCCGGGGGTTATCGAAATTCGTTCGGTTTCCCGGTTTGGGCTGTCAGTGGTAACAATAGTTTTCGAGGACAATATGGGAACCTACCTTCCCCGGCAGTTGGTAAGTGAAGCCTTAGCCGAAGTGAAAGAAAAAATTCCACAGGGATTTGGGGAACCGTTTATGGCGCCAATCAGCACCGGATTAGG